ACATAGATCAGCTTGCGCTCTTTGTAGATCCCGGTGATAGTGACGTTCATCAATTTGGACTTGTCGCGTTCCAGAATCTCGTTATCGTCAACCAGCACCGGCATTGGCTTGCCGTTTATGCTGTGCGTGTCTGCAAATTCTTCCCGGTTGAGGAATACGTTCTTTGCATCCTGCACCAGCAAATCCTTGAAGCCCACGGTCAAACCTCGGCCTGAACCTCGGCAGCAGCAATGGCTTCAACCAGCTTTGCTTTGGTCAGGTCTTTGGTGTCCAGGCCCATATTTTCGGCGAGGGTCAGGAGCTGCGCCTTGGGCATCGCTTCCAGTTCCTCTTTGTTGAGGTGGCCGGTAGCAACGCCGTCCTCGGGTTCCTGCTGAACATCCACGGTCAGCGTTTCGCCGGGGGCATACTCGCCGGGCAGGGTCACGATGAAGCCCACGGCGAGCAGCTCCTTTGCAGCGCTGGCGTCCTGAATGTCCACGGAATCGCCGGGGCGGTAGCTTTTGCCCTCCACCGTCACGGTGCTGTTTGCGGTATAGATCATACTGCGCCGCCTTTCCCTTAGCCGATGCAGACCTGCACGGTCGTATCGCTTTCAGCGGCTGCTGCAATAGCCCAGCCTGCGGGGATGTTGCTTGCAGCGGTCGTGGTGATGTTGTCGGCGGAGGCGTCGTAGTAGACGGCGGCGCCGATGGCGATAGCGGTAGAGGTCGCCTTGGGCATGGCAAAAACGCCCTTGACGTACAGGCTGCCGACGGCGCTTGCAGGGATGTCGGTGCCTGCAACGCCGATGCGGGTGGTCAGGCTCACGACCTGGCCTGCGGAGATAGCGGAGCTGGTGCCGTTGGGGTAGTCAATGGCAGAGCCGGGCTGCTGGTAGTTTGCGATCATGTGCGTTTCCTCCTATCTCTTACAGGGTGGGCAGGGCAGCGCCGGGGTTCTTCACGAACGCACGGTAGTCCATGACGCTGATGCCCCAGTCCAGCCAAATGTCCCACACAAAGCCCAGCTGACCGACGGTCTCGCTGCGGCGGAAGGTGGGAGTCTCCTGGCCGTTCAGGTAATCGACCTGGATGCCGGTGGTTTCCTCGCGGTTGGCGCCCAGGAACCAGGGGCAAGCGCCGGAACCTGCCAGGATGTTCAGGGTGGCGTCCTCGACGATCTCCAGCGGGTAGCGGTAGTTATACAGCGGGTTGGCTGCCTGGGTGTTTTCGCTGGTCTGGATGGTGGGGCTACCGAAGATGGACTGCATGGCGAAGCCGTAACCAACGGGCAGGATGATGGTGGAGGGGGTCAGGTTGATAGCCTCGCCGAACGGGTCATCCTGCAACTGCATCCGCTGGATCATGGCCTGAATGGCTGCACCAGTCGGTGCGCTGCCGGAAGTGATCAGGTTCTTGTGATCGGCGTGGAACAGGGTCTTGCCGTCATAGATCTGGCCGTTGTTGTAGAGGATGGAGTAGACCATCTTGTTGATCTGCTTCTTGCTCTTTGCAGCGTACATACCGGGAACCTCGGACAGGAAGCCGATGTCGTCGTTGATGAACGCCTGGCGGCTCATGCTGAACTGACGACCGTAGGTGTCCAGCTTGCGCTGCGGCAGCATTTCCTCTTTGTGGGTGTCTGCCTTGAGTTCGCCGTTCTCGGGAACCAGCAGCAGGTCGCCAACGCCGCCGATCAGGTAGTTGTGGCCGTCGGTGCGCTTGAAGTCGCGCAGAGTGCCCTTGCGGGTGAATTTCTCAAAAGTGGTCGGAGCGTGGTCGTAGGCGTGGACAATGCTCTTATTGATGGCGGTGTCCATGATGGCGGGGAAGGATGCCGAGGGGTTGTGGAATGCACGGGCCAGCTCGGTATACAGGTCATCTGCGCTCATGCGCATAAAGTCGGAAGCGCTCTTGCCGGTCTCGCGGGTCAGGCACTCAATGCCGATGTCACGCAGGCTCATGCCTGCAAACTGACGGGAGCCATCCGCAGGGGCTGCGGGGGTGTGGCCGCTGCGGGTCATAAGGCCGTCAGCTGCTGCTGCGCGGAACTTGTCGGTTTCATCGGCGGTCACCTTGACGCCGGTGCGGGCAGGAGTACCGTTCTGCATCATACCGTCCAGAATGGCGGTGCGCACCTGGTCTACGGTCTGGCCGCCGGTGATGTACTGGGAAGCATCGACGTTGAAGTTCCGGCACAGGGTGGTGATGTCGGTGACGCGCTGGCGCTCTGCGGTGCGGGCGGCCTCAATCTGTGCCTGACGCTCGGCCTCCGCCTCCGCGTCAGCCTCGGGGCGCAGGGTCTCGATGTCGTTCTGCAGGGAGTTGAATTCCCGGGTCTCGTCCTCGGTCATGTCGCGGCCTGCGGTGCGGGCGGCGGCCAGGATGGCCTGCTGGCGCTGCAGTTTCTGCCGCAGCTGCTCTCTCTTGTTCATGTGGTTTACCTCCAGTTAGTAGTTACGATTTGCGGCGAGCTGGCTCTCGTAGAAAGCCAGGCCCGGGGCGGTTTGTACTGCGGGCGGCTGCCCGTCCTCGGTCATATCTCTACCAACGCCCGACGGTGGTGTCGGCGGGGACGGAAACAATGCTGATTTCGTAGGGCTGCCACTTCTTGGCGATGTAGCAGGGGCCGGTGAAGCGCCCGTCCAGGGATTTGGCGCCCTCTTTGACGCTCTCATAGTTGAAGACACGATAGCCGACGGAAACGCCCTTGAGGGTGCCGCTGGCGACCTTGGAGCGGACGGTTTCGCTGTCCTCGTCGTTGTCAAACTCAATCGTGGCCTTGCCACGGTTGTCCTCAACCCATGCCCGGGTGACCTTACCAATCACCCGGTTCCTGTCGTGGTTAAAAAGGACGATGCCCATGCTCTGCATTCGGCTCATATCCATGGCGTTGCTGGAATGGTCGAGGATCTCGGTTCCGAACCACATCTGAACAGGTTCCTCGGAACTGAAGCTCAGTTCAAAGGTGCGGCTGTTTTCGTCGTCGCTTACTGCCCGGATGCTGGCCGTGGAGAAATCGCGCTGCAGGGGCTGGTTATTCATCGGGGTTTTCTTTCGGGTCTGTTTGGGGTTCGTTCTGGACACTTTTGTAACCTCCAATCTGCACTCCCTTTTCTTTGGCGTATGCTACAACGTCGGCCATGTCGTCAATCTGTTCTTTCCAGTCACGGCCCTGCTCGGCGCTGATCTGCTTGAAGGACTTGACGCAAGATTCGAGTGCGGTTTTATTTGCGTTGGCTTCCTTTTGCGGGTCAATCCATTTCTTGGGAGAGGCGACCCACTCATGCTCCATGTATTTCTGCGGGTCGTTCCAAAAATCCGGGATAGTGAGCTTTCCGGCGAGGACTGCGGAAATCAAAAATGTTTCGTAGACCTCAACCATGAACTTGCCCTGCAGCAGCTCCACTTCCTCGGCGTATGTGAGGTCGTCCTCAATCATACCCTGGCGAGCGCTGCTGTAATTTGTTTCGGACATATCCCGGGAGGTGGACTCATAGCTCAAGCCCTGGCCTGCGCCCACAAGGCGCTGCAGCAGCTTGAGAAAGCCGGTTGCTTCGCTGCTGCCATTGCCGGGGTTGATGGTGACTGCATCATCACCGGCGTTCATTTCCGAAATGAGGCCGGGGGTCAGCATTTTGCCGGAGTAGGACGTGCGGTCTTTGTCGGCGCTGTTCCGGGAGCCGCCCTGGAAGCCGCCGGTGGGGGCGGCTCTTTTGATGAGCAGGGCGAAGCAGGCGGCGATTCGCTCTTTCATCGAAACGGCAGCGATAAATTCGTTGGCGTCTCGGATGCGGCTCAAGCTCGGAGCGAGGTCACTGACCTCTCGAAGCTGGGAAGGTCGGCTCTTGCTGTAATAGAAAATAATATCTTTGGCGGGGTAGAAGACGGGCTGGTTCGTTTCCCAGCCGTCAATGTTGTACTGTTCAATCCAGTATCCAACGGGCCGGTTGTACTCGTTGTACTCAATGCCGCCAATGACACGATCTCCCTTGTACCTGGGCGAGGCCACGGAGCGGGAAAGCTCGTCTACTTCCAGCGCCTGCAGCTTAAAAGGAAGCAGGCCGCCGGAGGTATAGCACTTCTTGAAAAGGATGCCGCCGTCTGCCTTTTTCCGAACGACTGCCATGCGCAGAAGCTCGTTGAAGCTCTGCTGCTGGGTGACGTCGCAGTTCGTGCGCCGGGTCCATCGCCGCCAGAGGGTTTCGATTTGATCGTCGAGGTCGTCGTCGCCGGTCTTTGCCTGCAGGGTGAAGCCGTTGCCGACCACGTTCCTCTTGAAAGCCTTGAGGACGCCGTTTGCAATGTCCGAGTTCCGCTCAAGGTCTCGGGCGCGGGCGCGGAGGGTGTCCCGGCTGTAACGGTCTGTGATGTCGGCGGCCTCGTTGGTCGCCCGCCAGTTCTTATTCAACCGGCCACCGTCTGCGGCGTCATAGCCTGAACCGCGGATAAGGCCGAGCTGCTGCCGCCAGCCCTCGCGCATATAGGCTGCCCGGGGAGAGATTGTTTCAATGATCCTGTCAAGCCATGTCATGCGCTTTATCTCCCCTCAAAAAATGCAGCGAACGTATCACGGAAAAGGGAGGAGCCGTTCTGTTCCTCTACCTGGGCGGTAAGGTCTGCCCGGAGGCTCCGCAGTTCGGTGAGGTTTGCTCGGGTCAGGGAGCGGGAGCCGATTTTGTAGCTCTGGCCTCCAACCATGACGGCGGCAATGGCTTTATTTACTTCCGTCAGAAGGGCGGCGGGGTCGCCATAGTTGATGGGTTCATCTGCCATGTCGTGTTTCCTTTCTTAAAACCAGCCGTCGTTCTGACGAATCCAGCTTTCCTCGGGGGTGGTGTCGGTGCGCTGCTGCGGTGCGGGCTGCGCTTCCGGCTGGGCGGCGCTGCCTTTGTTCTGCAGGTGGAGGCTGCGGACGCCGAGCATTTCTGCGGCGGCGTAGGCGTAGACCTCGCAGTCGAGGAAGTGGTTGTTTGGATGGCTGGTCTTAGGCACCCAGCGGGTGCGCTCTGTGCCATTGGTGGCACGTTCAGTGATCTTGTGTTCGGCGGTGACCTGTTCGCAGTATTCCTGGTCAACGCCTTTGTAGACCATCCAGCTGCCCTTGCCGTTCGGGCGGCGCATACGAGAAGCAATAGCATCCTTGTATTTGCCGCCGTCCACGAGAACCAGGCGCATACCGTAGGCGGCGGAGCCCGCCTTGTTGATGGTTGAGATTTTATAGTTGCTGAGCATCGTGTCGGTGCCTTTTACTGGGAGTGCCCACTCCGAGTTCTGCATACAGAAGTCATAGACTTCCTCTGTTTGGTCGCCGGAATCGACGAGGGCGAGGTCTACCAGCATTTGCTGGCCGTCGTCCCGCTTAAATTCCAGGTTCATTATGTCTACGACCTCGCCGAAGCTTGCGGCCTGGCCGTGGGCTATATTTTGGGATGTACTGTAATCGCCCCAGGCGCGGATAGTCCAATAGAGGCTTGTTTCCTGCACGTCCACGCCGCCGGTCAGGAGCTTCGTCCAGGGCGGAAGCTCGAACATTTCAAGCTCCGTCTGGCGTTCCTGTACGAGGTCGGCACTGGTTTTGAGCTTCGTATCCTCCCACGGCTCGGCGAGCCAGGAATTGGCGAAGTTGTGCAGCTTGTCGGGGTCGTCCTTGGACTTCATAAACTCCCGGGCGATTTCCGAGAATCGAGTGAAGGGGCTGTATAGGGTATTGAACCAAAAGGCAACGCTGCGGGCGGTGCGGGCGCTCTGGCGGACGTTCCGCCATTCTCCTTTTAGGAGCATTGCAGGTTTGTCGTGGTCGGTAATGACTCCGTTGCATTCCTGGCAGATGTACTGCGCCGCCTCCGCTCGGTCACCTTCGCTTAGGCCCTCATCCTTGCCCGGCCAGCGTATCTGTGCAAATTTCAGCTCTATATACTTCCCGCAGTGCGGGCAAGGAACAAAGAAATGTTTTTCAATGTCGCAGGCTTCCTTTGCTTTCCAGATGTGGCCGGTCTTTAGTGTGGGGGTGCTGCAAATATAGATTTTGCGGTTAGAGAAGTAGCTCTTGGTTCGCTCAATGGACAGGCTTATAGGGTCGGCTTCCTGGGTGGTCGCCGCCTTGAACTTGTCCACCTCGTCGAGGAAAAGATAGCGGATGGGCTTGCTGGAAAGGTCTGCCGCAGATCCTGCGCCGGTGAGGGCGATGTACATATCTGTGGTGAACTGCAGCTCCTTCTTGCTACTGGCATTTTTGAGAAAATGCCGCTTCAAGCGGGGGGATTCCAGCATACTCATAATGCGGTTTGCTGAGGTGCTTTCGGCGATTTCGTCGTTGGGGTAAACGATCAGGGTCGGGGCCGGGTCTTGGTCTATCAGGTAGCCGAGGGCGTTAAGCTCGACCTCCGTGCCGCCCACCTGGGTAGGCTTTACCACGACAATGCGCTCCGTTTCCCAGTTGTTGAATTCGTCCATGATGCCGACGAGGTAGGGAGTGACGCTGTTTCGCCAGGCGCCCTGCAGGTTGGATTCCTTGCGGCTGAGTTGGCGGTATTGCTCGGCCCATTGGCTTACGGTTATATCATCCGGCGGTTTCAGGGCGTCCAGGGCATCTTTGATGTACTGAGGAACCTGGTACTTTCGGAACTTATAGAACCGGGGCTGCTGGGCTGTGGATTTCATCCACCGTCACCGTCCTTGACTGTCGCTGCAAGGACGAAGGTGCGGAGAATGTCGTTGATCTCTTTATTCAAGTCTTTCTCCAATTCTCTGCTCTCCACGGGGGAGATTCGTGAGCCTATCATGCCAACGACCCGGCTCGGGAGGCCGGAGCAAAAGCGCTTGAGGACTGCAAAGAACTTCGTATAGTCCGCCTGCGCTTCCTCTATGCTGATATATTTGCCGTTTGCAATGGCGGTGCGGAGTTGGTGAAGCTCGGTCTGCGATTCCTTGAGGGCAATTTCCGCTTGCAGCTTCTTTTCCCTCAGTTCGGTTTCCGAGAGCTTCGCTTCCCGGCCATACGCCTTATCTGACAGGTATTTGATATATGCCTGAATCGTGGGAATGAGGTCGTATTTGTTCCGCTGGCCGGAGATGTGTACTGTTTCCAGGACGCCGTCTTGTGTGAGCTGCTGGATGCGGCGGACGGAAACGCCAAAAAGCTGGGCTATGACCTTGGATTCGTAAAGCTGCCCGCTGGTTTCTGCTGCCATGCGTCCTCCTACTGTTCAAAGTGACTTTCGGCGTGGCGCTCCGCCTGGGATACCTGCTGACCCTTGTACATACCTGCGCCGAGTTCGTCGATACGACTGAACGGTATCTCAGGCACTGTGAGCCGCTTCCTGTATTCGGGGTCTATGAAATAGATATAGCGCAGCTGGTAGCCGGTGAGAATGGTGCCGCCAACCTCTTTGACGTAGGCGTCCCAGTTATACTTGCCGCCGGTCACCTGGTAGAAAGTACGGCCACCAAGCTCCGGGCGGGGGGTGTTAGGGTTGCTACACAGGGTCATTTCGTGAATTTTGTCGCCGTTCGGCAGGAGGCAGAGGGCGCTGTTCTTTTTGATGTCGGTCAAAACGAAATTACAGGCCCGGTAAATGGTGCCGTCGCCGCAGGAGCAGCCGTCGGCAAAGCTGATAATCCATTTTACCTGCGGCGCCTGCTTCCTGATCAGGCGGATGGTCTTGGCGATGCAGTAGCTTTCTGAGTTCCGGGGAAGGTAGTCGTCAAAGGCCATGCGGTTGAGTTCCAGAAATCCGTCCCAGGTCGTACCCTCTACCAGGCCGATGATCTTTTTCTTGTCCAGGCTGGGGCCGTAGCTCAGGACGCCGTGGAGGCGTCCGTCGAGGAAGGCTCCGAAGTGCAGGCAGGAGTTGTTTACGACCTTGCCGCTGTAATGGTGCGCCCGGATGAAGGGGTTTGCGATCTTGGAGGGTATCACCCGGATTTGGATTTCTTTTGCTCTACCCATTCTTTTACCACCATGTAAATTCTGTTCCCGGTCTTGTTGGTGTTCCCGAAGGTTTCCATTTGGTCGGGCTTGTACTTTGCGCCGATGATCTGCATGGCCTGCTGCAGGTCGGCGTACTGCTCCAGGCTGAACGTGAAGGTCATTCTGTCGATGGGGCTTTCTTCGTGCTGCTTCTCCAGCATGACGTCCCCGAGGATGACGCTGAGTTCGTCGTCACTGTAGCCGGTGGCGTTTACGTCCACCGGGCTGAGGGTCAAGTCTTGTAGGGCGTCCCTCAGGAGGCTCATGTCCCACTGGCCACCGATTTTGTTCAGGGCGATGTTGAGGGCTTTTTCGTCCTGCTTGCCGAGATCTACCACGATGCAGTCTGCCTCGGTGTAACCCAGGGACTTCAAAACGGACGCTCTCTGATGGCCGCCGATGATGGTTCCGTCTTTGTTTATGATGATGGGGTCAACGTAGCCAAATTCTTTCAGGCTGCGCTGGATGTTCTGGAACTCGGGGTCTCCCGGCTTGAGTTCCTTGCGGGGGTTATAGTCTGCTGGGTGAATCGAGGTCAGAGGTCGTCGCTCTCGGACGAGCTTGTGTTCTGTTTGAGCCATTCCTGCACCACCTTGCTGAGGGCGTTTCCGTTCTTGTCTGTGTTTCCGTAGGTTTCGCCGAGGCCCTCGTTTTCTGCCTGCGCAAGCGCCGCCCGGATGAGGGCGATTTGCTGCTTGTGCAGGGTGACGTTCATAGTGTGGGCGAGAACGTGCTGGCGGTTCGGGAGGGAGAAGTCCTGGCCGAAGTCGTCAGGCGTCACGGTGACCTGGGCAAGGATGGACTTCAGTTCCGGCTCGGAGTAGCCGGTCTTGGTGAGGTCGTAGCCCTCAAGGTCAAGGCTGCCGATCAGGTCGGCCAGCTTTGCTTCGTCCCAGCTGCCGGTGATCTTGTTGAGGGCGATGTTCAAGGCTTTTTCCTTGTCGGGGTCAAGGTCTACCACAACGCAGTCTGCGGTTTCGGCTCCCATGTCCAGGAGCACCTGCGTCCGCTGGTGTCCTCCGATGATGGTGCCGTCCCGGTTTATGATAATCGGGTCGCAGTATCCGAACTCTTCAATGCTGCGGGCGATTTTCTCATATTCCGGGTCACCCGGTTCCAGCTTTTTGCGGGGGTTGTAGTCTGCCGGTTTCAGGTCGGCAAGTCGCCGTGTTTCGATTTCCATGCGTTCGTCCTCTTGTTGGAGCGTGCAGCGGGTCTTGAACCAACGTCACCCGCCTGGAAGGTGGGCGCTCTACCTGTTGAGCTATGCACGCAAAATGAAAAAATGGGGTTTGCTTTGGGGCTGCGGCGGGCATTTACTGCGCTTGACGTAGCGAAATGGTCGAAAAATTTTGGTTTTCGCGCGGGAACACTTCGGGCCTTCACTGCCCCGCTACCAGTTCTTGCCAGGTAGTACCTACGCCGCCCAGCAGCGGGCCTGAACGCACGACGTGCGATCTGCGGCTGTGGTTTTTCCGCATAAATCCAAGGTTTCCGGGTGCTTTGCTCCCTGCTGGTCGGGCTGGAAGCTCGGCACCCGGTTGCCCTGGCTGTACGTTAGCGGGACGCAGGTGAAAGGAGGAATAAAGCCCTGCGCCCTTGTGAATGTCCTCTGCATACTCCCAGTGTAGCATAGAAAAAGACCAAAAAAGTCCGCTCTTTTCTCAAAATCGCAACTTTTTTGAAAATAGGGCTTGACAAATCCGTTTTGTACAGTTTTGCCATATACACGCAGTATTTATTGGACTATGTGCGCATTGCTTTACTGCGCTTGTGTGGTATCATGCACACAGAAAAGGCGCCCAGCTGTTGCGAGCCAGGCGCCTATGAAAGGGGGTGCATACCATGTTGGACACGGGTTACGGCTTTATCGGTGAAGATGGCGTTGAACGTGTCAGCCCAGAGGAAGTCTGGGAGGCCGAAGCCGAAGATGAAGGCTAAGGCCTGATGCACCCCGGTATGCAGCCCTCGCAGGGTCGGACTCCTGCGGGGGCTGTGCTTTATATGATAGTGGTTTTGTGCCGGGCGGTCAAGGAGCAAAGAGTACAAATTCACCGTCCGAAGATTGGACGCTGTGCCGATTGAGTTCCCGGCGGTTGTGTGGTAAGACACAGGCACAACAAAGAAACGGAGGAAAACAAAAATGACGTTCGAGTATCTGGCTGGTATGATTGATGAGGTAGTGACCGAGGAAGATCGGCGCAATGTCCAGTATTGCATCGAAAAGGCCTATGTGCGTTTCGGTATCACCTACGACGAGTACAAAGCCCTTTCCGCAAGGGCTGCCGCCGTCAAGGTCGAAGAATAAGGGAGGTTTCCGTTATGTTCAAGTTTGAAGTTGGTTCTGTCTACTACGCCCGCAGCGCCTGCAACCACGATTGCGTGTTCCTGATGAAGGTGCTGTCCCGCACGGAGAAGTCGGTCAAGGCCGAGTTTTCCGGGGAGGGGGTCAAGCGGGCGATGATCCGGGTGTCTGACAGTGGCGAGTGGGTCATGCCCTGGCACTACTCCATGGCGCCAGTGTTCCGGGCGGAGCGGCTCTATTCAGACGGGGTTTGACCCCGTCTTTTTTGTTGTCCAGGGCGGAGCAAAAGAGACAAACTGAGCCTTGAATCATTGGACTGTTTGCCAGTAGAGTTTACCGCGTTTATGTGGTAAGACACAGACACCGAAAGGAACACATTGAACGGAGGAAAGCAAAAATGTTCAATCTCAACGACAAGGTCACATCTTACAGCAGCCAGTGCATCGGTATCATCATCGAGAGCGTCACCTACACCGGGCGCATTGTCAAGGCAAATAAAAAGAGCTTCAAGGCCGAATTCACTAGCTTTGAGCAGAAGCGAGATCGCAAGGTTATTAATAGCGGCTCCTGCAAAATCGTTGAAACTTTCCGCTTCTGGAAGGTCTGTTCTGATGGCCGAGTTCTCTACAAGAACGACCTCGGCGCAATCGTAACTATGTAAGGAGGAAAGAGCAATGGTTGACAAGAACGGCGTGGAAATGAAAACGGGGGACATCGTCCGGGTGTCCGGGGCTTACTTCAAGAATGACAACGGGCTGTGGTTCATCGAAAGGTCGCCCGGCGACCCGAGCTGGTGCGGCGGCTCCTACAGCTTGATGAAGCTCAAGCGGAACGGCCAGCCCAGCACGGCGAAGTACAACCTTTGCTCCTGGCCGATTGCGATCTTCACCAATAGCTGGGTAACACGAAACGAAGCTCACCGTTGGAACGAAGAGCATGCGGAGATCGAGGTCGTCACCGACATGGACACGTCCGCGCTGGCGGAGCACTTCATGGGGCTGGCAAAGGAGCTTGACCCCTACATCGAGCGGGAGGCCTGGGATTGGGGCGAAAATCACCCGGACGTCTTGCGCCACAAAGAAGCCCGCAAGTTCTGGGCATCCGTGGCGGAGCGGCTCAAGAAATAACCCACCTGACGATGGCTGCCTGGCAGCAGCCGAAACCATTTTGTTGGTACCAACAAGATGGTCGTGGGAGCCAACCACAGAAAGGACGTTTTTAGTATGAAAAAATCTGATTTTCGCATTGCTCTCCGGGGGATGGCTGAAAAGCTCGACTTGCAGTGGGCCTACGCTCAGCGGATTGCTGCAGAGCAGCAGGCTGCTGGCACCCTGGCCTATGACGACAACGGCGAGCCAGTGCCGAATATGTACCAAGTCGCCTATGCTGGTATGACATCCGCCTTTGAGGCTATGGGCGGCGAGTGGCAGCGGGACGAGACCGGGCGTCACTGGGTTTACCTGCTGGGTGAATCCGCAGCAGCGGGGCGGCGCTGATGGCTGGGCTGAATACAAAAATCGTGGAGACCAACGGCAGAGATCGTTTCAGCTATGTGCGCCATGTCCGGCTCATCGGGGAGCAGACCGGCGTTTCCGAGGACGTGTACCGCATCCAAGAGACCGAGCGGGTATGTGTCCGGCAACAGCTCTGCGACGATCTTGTGCGGTGGTGTACTGCTACGAAGTGGAGCGGCGGCTATGAAGCGGACACGCCGTTCAAGGATGGCTTGATGCTGATTTTGGTAGATGCTGCTGGCGCCGAGATCGGGATGGAGGTTACTTACCAGACCAAGTGGAACGGCCAAGGACTGGCCGACAAAGACTTTCCGTTCTCGTGGGAGGCCGTTCCTGAATATCCGAGGGCATAAAAACCGCCTGCGGTGGGTGTTGTACCTGCCGCAGGCGGTTTTGTTATTTGTGCCGGGGTTTTGGTTTCAGGATCCCGGAGGTATAGTGTCCATCGGTATACCGCAGCACCTTGCAGCCTTTGGCCGGGCCTCTCCGAAGCACCCGCCCATACTCAAGGCTTTGGTATATGGCGAAGACCTTGTGGCCGCTCCAAGCTGCAAGCTCTTTGACAGTGTCAAAGGCGCCGAGAGTCAGTTCGTATTCGTCCGCCGTTACAGCTATGAATTGCGGCGGATGAACCTTGGGGCGGCTCATCTGTGCCGCCTCCGTCGCCGCTGCGGGTTGCCGTGCCAGAATTCCTCGTCGAAGTCGTTCTTGTGGATGGTGCAGGCGTCATCCCTTCGGCGCTTGTCCGCCACCTCTGCGGCGTGAAATTCCTGCCAGGCCTTGTACCGTTCGCAGGTATCGTGGCAGACCGGGTGGCGATCTGTGCAGTGGAAGCAGGGGTTAGTCATTTCCCATCATGCACCTTCTTTCCGGCACCGGGAGGTCGGGCAGCTTAGGGAGTGGCATCCAGAGCGGGAACGTCCCCGGGTTGTCTCTTACGACGTGCCACGGCATGATGTTCTCAAGCCACATTCCGTCGCAGATGTTACAGTGATACCCTGCACAAAGAATGCCGCCTATTTCGTTGCCGTCCTCCCTTGTTGGCGAGTCCTCTTCCGTCTTACGCCAGTACGGCGGCAGGCTTTCCGGGTCAATGGTTGGGGCTTCGTTCACCATGTCCGCGCAAGTATGCACGGCTTCTTCACTGTCGGTTGTGGTTCTGTGGCAACCGACGAATATCTGCGCCGCAAATTCCCGCATTTCCTGTTCAAGAGTGATTCCGTCGATCAGTCGTACTTCGTCCATGCTGTACCTCCTATTTACTCAACCTCAAGCAGCCAGACCCGGTGCGTTCCGTACCCAGACCAGGTGAGCGCCTCGCTGTGGGTGTCCACAGCCACGTCCAAGGCTTTACCCTTCACGGCGCTGCCGGTGTCCTGGATGTACCGCAGACCGACGCCCTCAATGTATACCGCAGAGCCGAGGGGCAAAATGTCCAGGTCTGCTGCCACGGTCACGCCTGCCTGTACAGGTGCGCCGCTGGCGGTGATGCCGTCCCCGGTGCCGCAGATATGCTCGTACTGCTCCGAGCAGTAGGCGGTGCAGTTGAACTCCCCGAGGTATACTGCGCTGAACCCAGCGGGGCCGGTCTGCGCTGCTTCCAGGTCGTTCTTGAGATCTGCGACCTGAGCTTCTGCCTCCTGCGCCTCGGTCTGCCAGTTGAGGGCGTCCTGCTCCCAGTTGGCGGCCTGGCTTTGGTAAATGTCCCGCTGCTGGGCCAGGTCTTTGACCCGGGCGTTGAGTGTGCCGCTGATGGTGACCGCTGCTGCCAGGGCGCCTACCAGCGCCAGCCGTTCGAGGCTTCTCACTCTGCATCACCTCCTACCGGGTCGAGAGCTTCGCCCTCTGCTTCCAGCGGGTGGTCTGTTGGGTTCCATCCATCAGGCGGGCCAGGGAACTCGCAGCGGCTCCAATCCATCCGCAATACGCCACCCCAGCGCGGAGTACTGGTTACAACCACCGCCGTTTCCTTGCGGCAAGGTGCAAGCACCAAGCCCAAAATACAACCCGCAATGCTGCCGGTCAAAAATCCACAAATCCAATCCATTTACTTTTTATCCTCCTTGCTATGGCTGCGGGCGAAATCCACCAGCAGGGTACAGGCTTCGTCGATGGCCTCAATGCAGGCCTTTTTGCCGTTGAAGCCGTTGTAGTATTCGATTTTCGCCAGTTCCTCTGCTGTCGTGTTCGGGTCAAGCAGGCGGCAGGCTTCCTCAAGTGTCACTGTGAATTTCCTCCCATTTTGTTATTGCTTCCTGAACCTCTGGAACCTGGAGCAGGTCGTCTATGGCCCGGGTTTCCAGTTCAAAGGCCCTGCTGTGGCAGTAGTATGTTCGCAGCTCCGTTGCTCGCCAGCTGCGGCAGTCTATGTACCGCAGGCGCATGATCGGGGCGGCGGGGTGCATCGGGTCGAGGTGGAGCAGGGTGTCTTGCACAGCCTGGCGGTGCGCCGGTGTCCGCTCCAAGCGGTACTGCTTGAGGTATCGCCGCAGCAGGTGCCGCTGCTCTCGGAGGCTCATGTATGGCAAGGGTCACCACTCCTTTTCGCCCTGCGGCGGGGTGAGCACCCGGCGTACATCTTCCACGCTGGTTACGACGTAGGCGGTGCCGCCTGCAGTGTTGATGGCTGCCAGCGTGTGGCGCTGGATGGCACTCAGTTCGCCCACCAGTGGGCGCTTGACCTCGAAGCCGAAGAACCGCCCTTCGTGGCAGCCTACGATGTCCGGGATGCCTTTCTGCTGGTACGGCCCGGCGGCGTCCTTCCACCAAAAGCCGCCCACCTCTTTGCGGAGGTACGCGAGGATCTCTTTCTGGATTTTCGCCTCCGAGGGCACCAGCCTGCGGGCCAGCTTCCTGGCCTCGGTAATGTTGTGGGCTGCGCCTGCATCAACCAAGGCGTGAAGGTATGAGCCCAGCTTTTCGTAGTCGTATGGGGAAGGAAGCAGGTTTTTGTAGTTCATGCGTTTCTCCAATCTGTCCGCACCTTCCCGGTGCGGGCGTTTTATTTTAGCCGTGGAATTTCCGGGTTGCGGGGTGCCAAATCATTTCCGGGGCGGTTGCTGTGCAGACGCAGTGCAGAGCGCCTGCCTCAATGGTCGCCGCTTCGATGTTCGTCCATCCGTAGGAAAGCTTGCCGCACTGCTTGCAGGTGAACTCGAAGCGGGCGACGTTGTCCACTGGCACCTCTGTGCCGCAGAAGCACTTGACCTTGTCGGTGTTCTCCCGGGCGAAGTGCTTGAAGGTGTGGTGGCAGCCCGGGCAGGTGAGCAGCATCAAGCCTTTTGCGCCCCGGGCGCCCGGCTTAGAGGGGGGGGCGAAGCTGGGGCGAGGCTCGGTCACCGTGCTGATCTTCGGGGTGTCCACGTCCAGGGCGGGGTTGCGCTTGGGCTTGGGCTGCTGGGCGTCGTCCTCGGGAGACTCCTGGCGCAGGATGTCCTCCAACGTGGCGGCGCCGTGCTGCGCCTTTTCGCTGTCGGCCCGCAGCTCGGCGGCGCTGCGGTCGATGATCTCCTGCAGGCCGTTGAGCTGCCCGCCGTACACGGTAGAGGTCACCACGTCCAGGATGGTTGCCAGGGCGTGGTCGAAGGCCTCCGGGGTCGTCCCGGAAAAGCTCAAGTTAGAATCGGGGTTCGAGCCGCCCTTGTCGCGGGGTGTGTGCAGGTCGAGGCTCAAGCGGAACCAGGTGTCATGGGTGGCGTTCTCGTTCTCGGTGCTGCAGGCTTCGTTTGTAGCGTTGATTTCCATGTTTTTGTCCTTTCTGTCAGTGGAGGTGTTACTGGTGTTACTACTTTTTTGCGCTCTATCGTGAAAAAGTCAAAGGTAGCAGGTAGCACCTATTTTTTACAGCTGGTATATACGGAAAGCGGAGGCGGTTTGTCTCTCCGCTTCGTCACGAATGTATTTTGTTTTTTGGTGTTACTGGTGTTACTCTTTTGTAAAAAGAGCGGATTTTCGCTTGTTTTTTGGTAACACCTGGGCAATCTCGAACATGTTACCGTGGTGTTTCGTTGGTGTTTCCTGTCCACATGAACCACGCCCTTGTTTTTTCCACTGGAAAAATTTACGTCGTGGATGCCGCAAAAATTTCAGCCTGGAAAGTTTGCTGCCGCAAGCGTTGCGGCTCTCTGTGGGCTTGCACACCTGGCTTAGAAGGGCAAGTCGTCTTTATCCGTGATTTCCCTGAATCCTGCCGGGTCGGGCGGGTTTTGCAGGGCTTCGGTGTCTATGGCGACCATGCGGCAGTTTCTGCCTCCAAACTTTTTCTGTATCTGATACTTTCCGTGCGGGTCAATCTGTATAATGTCGTTCTCCGCCAGCCAGTTCATGGTTTTGCGGTAGGAGAAACCGCCTTTTTCCAGCGCTTCCCGCAGAATGGTGGGCAGGATGAACGCCGTGCCGTCCTCAATGCTGCCGTACCTCTGGCCGATGGCGTTGGTGTCGGTGAAGTTGTTGGCGTTCGCGCTGATCCAGTCGCTGATGTACTGAGCGGCCTGCTCGTTCACGTCCGGCTGTTCCTGTTCCTGGATTCCCGCTGTGATGCAGTTGGCCATGTGCTGGGCTTCCATGAGGGCGGTGTCTGCATCCTCGTGGAAGATGCACCGGGAAAGCATCTGATCTGCAAGGGTCACGGTGGCAACCGCTGCGGTGTGGCTGCCGTTCCGGGTTCCCATGAGTGCCCGGATGCGTTCCAGCACCTCGCTGTATTCGTCTATTATGGCGCTGTCGCCCATGTCCAGGATGTACTGGATGAACGCCGGGCCTGCCCAGCCGCAGTTCAGCGCTGCCTGTTGGTGCATATCGCTGGCACTGGTTTCGTCCTCAAAGGGAGCGCCTACCACTTCCAGCACTCGGGTACTCACGCCGGTCTGACTGTTCGCCTTGCCGATTGGTTCCTCGCCTGTCGCCAGAATCACGCTGCGCCAGGTGCGCAGTTCTTGGAGGCCGCCGTCCTTGCTGCCCCGGCTGCGCCCGGTGCCGTTGGCCAGCATGTATACGATCTTTTCCAGGCCCTCTTGCTTGTTGCCTGCAAGCTGGCGCTCGTCTATGCCGAGCGGGAGGTCGCAGTAAAAGCCAGCCATTCTCTCAAGCGCCACCTGGGTTGCGTTGAAGTTTGCCATGAGCCGCTCCGGGTCGCCCCAGGCGGACAGGGCTGCTTTCAGGGCTGCGGTCTTACCGCCCCGGCTGCCACCCCAGTTGTACACGAAGAAGATTCGCTGCTTGATAATCGCCAGCAGGGGAGCGGCGAAGCTGGCGGCCAGTATGAAGCGGAACCGGGGGCGGCTGCGGTGTGGCGTCATGCTTGCCACCCAGGCTTCCAGGGTGCCGTTTTTGCAGTAGGCGGTGGCCCAGCGGGTCATGCTGGGTTCGATGTCCAGCACCATGTCCGGGGCGTGACCGGGAAGGAAGCGGTGGTTTGACTGCCAGCCGAAGGTGGAGGTGCTTTCCTGCAGGCCGAGGGCGTCGATGTTCTCTTGCTCCAAAGCGCCAAGGAAACGCACCACCTGCTTTGCGTTCTCGCTGGTTACGGTGCAGCCTTTGTCTGCCAGCACCGTAATGCTGCGGCTCTGGAAAATCATGGAGCGGGGGAAAATCGCGTCATGCCACCTGCCGTCCCGTTTCCAGGCGACCTCTATCTTTTCTTCGCCGGTGTCGGTCTTTTTGAGGCGCTTGGTCAGGATGATCGGCGTCCGGCAGACGCAGACCAGCTGTTCCGTCTTTTCGTCGATGCGGCTGATTCCGAACTCGCCGTACTGCCAGCCGGGCGGCTGCCGCAGGTTCTTGGGTGCGCCCTCAATCGCCACCGGAAGGGCGTCGTCGAGGTGTTCCAAGTCCAGGGGCTGCGCCGCTGCCAGCAGTTCTTCCAGCTTGTCCTGGGCGGCTTCCTTGCCCAGGTCGAGGTACAAGGCGGAGGGGTCTTTCTGCCCGCCGTCTGCGCAGGAGAAGGTTTTCACCCCTCCATCAAAGCCGGCATCTTTCAGGGCGTGAGCCACCTTGTCCAGGAAGGTTTGACCGCCCTGGTCGGGTTCCTTGTGGATGTAGAGCGTTTCTATCCCCTTGAGGCTTTCCGCCCATTCCGGCTTGAACGTGGAAGCGCCCGGAATGCCCAGGGCGGGGTAGCCGAGAAACCAAAGGGTTTGTGCGTCACTCTCTCCCTCCACCAAGATACAGCTGCCTGCGATCTCCAAGCCCTCTTTGCGCCAGAGGCCGTAGGGCAGCATATTTCCCGCCGAGCCGAAGCCCCACTTGAACTTGTGCGGCCCCATGCGCTTGCGGGTGACCTTTGGCTTGCCGTCCTCCCCGAAGTAGGGAATTTTGACGTAGGGGGTGCCGTCCTTTTCCTTGCCGTCCTCCAGGCTGCAGACCATCCGCAGCCAGTCCGCCGGGAGGTTCTTCTCTTTGGCGTAGTCGTCTACGGTGTAGTTTTGGCGGGCAGGTTCCTTTTTGGTTTCATCCACGCCATGTTCTCGGAGAATCCGCTTGTAAGCGTCGGCGTTGGAGCAACCGTCCAGCTCCGCTCTGAAGCTGACGTAGTTGCCCGCCTTACCGCAGGCGAAGCAGACGAATTTGCCGGTTTTGAGATCCACGGAAAAGCTGGGCTTGCGGTCGTCGTGGAAGGGGCAGAGGCTTGTCATGCGCTCTTTTTTATATTCGGGTTTCTGCACGAACTTGCTGTATTCCTCTTTATAATTCAGCAGTTCGTCGAGGTTTACTTTATCCACGTCTGTCCTCCAAGTCGAAAAAAGTTGCGGGCCGCAAGGCTGTTACCCTGCAGCCCGCACCGGGTCATTCGGAGGTTGTGGTATTAGAAGGGCACGTCGTTTTTGTCGCTCACCGTAGCAAAGCCGTCAGCGTCGGTCTGTGCGGCGGGCTGCTCTGCCTCCGCCACCACAGGAACCGTGGAGGCTACGCTCTTAATCCAGGCCACCGTGGGTTTTACCTGTTCGATCTGTGCCGGGGTCAGGTCGCCCGCCTTGGTGAACACGCAGCTGCTGTACGCAATGCCGTCTGCGCTCTTTTCCTTCTTGAGCTTGATGGAGGTGAGCACGCTGCTGCTGCGCTTGCCCTTTACCACCAGGCGCTTTGCAACGTAGTCCTTAAAGGCCCGCAGGCTCGTAGGGGGCAGGGAAATCAGGATGGGCAGCATCTCGCCGCTGCGTAGGAGGTAAATGCGGTGACCGTTCTTGCAGGCCTTGCCGTTGCCCTTGCTGCTGCTGCCAAACTGGTTGAAGGGGCAGGTGGAGCAGTCCCGGACTTCGCCGGTCTTGATGTCCAGACCCTGTTTGCCGTCCGCGCTGCTGCAGTCCGGCACGTTGTTGCTGCCGTCGAATTCGCCGGGCCAGTAGCTGTTGACGGCGTGATGGTGTACGATTACGCCGGTCAGGGTCTGTACCACTTCGGGGTTGTCCGGGTCGTCGCCGGAAAGCTCAAAGGTCACACTGCCACCGGCAGGAATCTTCACAGTGTCAAAGGGAATCTGGCCGAGGCCGTCCAGTTCTTCCTTGATGAGGTCAGTGACCTCGCTGCTGATGGGTGCCAGAGCGAAGCTCTGAACCGCGGTCAAAGCCTTTTCGTTTGCCATGGTGTTTATCCTCCCTTACTGTTTCCGGCTGCTCTTGCGCCGGGTGATGTCGTTGAAGCTGTACACGTTCACAAGTCCCTCGAATTCCTCGGGAAGCTCGTCGTCATTTTCCTCTGCCAGGTTGCTCATGGCACCCTGCAGGCTCTGGGCGTTGACCGTTTCTTTGATCAGGTCGCCCAGGCCGTTGGAGCGGAGGACGTCCATCAATTCGGCATCCTTGCCTGCTGCCTTGCTGTATTTGGTTTTGGGCGTCAGGGTGTAGGAGTAGCCGTTCCGGGTGATCTGCGGGGTTTCGTCCTCGATCATGGCCGTTGCGAGGGCGTCCCGGGCGGCCTCAATGGCCCGGTTGTTGGCCTTGGTTTCCTCTGCCAGGCGGTCTTTTTCATCCAGCAGGGCGCGGTATGCGTCCACCTGTTCAGGAATCGTCATTGTTGTTCTTCCTCTCTTTCGGTTAGAAGTAGGTTCGCCAGCTGTCCACTATGGTTTTGGCGATGTCCTCTTTTTTCTCAAGGGCTGCAAGCACCTTGTCGTCGATGCTGTCCTCCACCAGGAGGTGAATGTAAGTCACCGGGTTGCTTTGCCCGATGCGGTGAATCCGCGCCAAAGCCTGCGCGTAGTTCGCATAGTTGTAATCCATGCTGTAAAAAACTGCGGCGCTGGCGGCGTGAAGCGTTATGCCGAGGCCGGCTGTTTGAATCTGCGCCACAAAGACCTTGGTTTCCGGGTTTTGCTGGAAGTCGTCCACTATGCCGCCCCGTTCTGCCTGCGGAACGTCGCCGTAGATCGAGCCGTACTTGATGCCCTTCTTTCGGAGCAGGTTCTCAATGGCCGCGATCTCGGGGCGGAACCGGGCAAAAACCACCAGCTTCTGCCCGGCCTCCTGGACGTAGTCGTCCAGAATGTCCTCCAAGGCGTCCAGCTTGGCCGTGCCGATCTGCTGCGGGCGGGTGCCGTCGTCGGTCTGTGTGAAGCCGCCGGTGAGCTGCATCAAGCGGAGCATTTTGGTCAGCACCGTGGTTGCGGTTATGCTGTCGCCGCCTGCAAGCTCCGCGAAGCTGGACTTTCGGAGTTGGTCGTAGAGCTTGCGCTCCGCCGGGCTGAACTTCACATATCGGTTCTCGAAGGTCTGCGGCGGGAGGTCGAGGCATTCGGCCTTGGTTACGCGGTAGGCTATGGAGTGTTCTTTCTGTATAAGCTGCTCCATGTGCTGGTAGCCTACGATCTGATGCTGTCCGTAGCCACCCATTACGCAGTAGCGGTTTCGGAAAGCGAAGAAGTTTGAGCCGAAGACCGCCGGGTCTAAAAAGCGGTACTGGCTGTACAAGTCCACGGCGTTGTTTTGCACCGGGGTTCCGCTCAATGCTAGTTTATAGCGGGCCTTGTCGCCGAGCTTGTGCAGGGCTTTGCTCTGGGCGGCGCTGTGGTTCTTGATGCGCTGGCTCTCGTCGCAGATTATCAGGTCGGCGTCGTACTCCACCAGGGCGTCAAAGATTCCGTCCCGGTGGGTGCTTTCGTAGTTGATGACCGCGATCTTGAGCGAGGCGAAAGGCCAGACCTCCAAGGCGTCCAGACCTTCCAGGCGCTTTTTCTTTTCTCCCAGCAGGGTTTCGCAGTGGTAGGGGAAAGCGGCGAACTGCTGCAGGTCGTGCGGCCAGACGCTGCACACACTGGTCGGGGCTACTACCAGCACCCGCTCGATGCGGTGCTGCTGGTACAGGGCGCCCATCGTGGCAATGGCCGTCAGGGTTTTGCCGCAGCCCATTTCAAAGAGAAAACCGAAGCCTTTATGCTGTTCCTTGCCTCCCGAGGTGAGTTGCAGCAGCGCCATATTGGCGCCCCGGATTTGGTGCTGGAACATCTGCGCCCTGACCGGGTATGCTGCAAGCGGTTTCGGCTCTGTGGCCTCCCGTTGCTGTTCTACCTGGCGGGCGACCTCTGCCAGACGTTCCCGCTCGGTCTCCACGAAGTCCGGGAGAGTGAAGCGGTTATGTAAGGCGTTGAGGGCGTCCAGGCTGACCGGGCCGGTCATAGTGCGGGTGGTTTTGTTCCAGCGGAAAATCCCCATGCGCTTGAGCTGTTCGTACCGCAGCGGTTCTATCTCGGCCAGTATAATTTGGCCGTGCTGCAGGGCTATTTTCATTTCTGTATGCGTCCCCTTTCTGTGGCGTTGTCCCTCGTTCCCACCCTCCGCCGTCTGCGCTACTCCACGGGCGGCGGCTTCCAAATGGGGCTTTACAGGGTCACATTGACTTTGCCTGCGGCGATCTCATCACACAGGGCGGTTTCCAGGTAGCGCTTGACTGCATCCCGGGCGGCCAGCTTCCACATCCCGCCGTCCGCTGCGGTCAGGCTGATGCTGCGGTCATCGTAGACCCGGAACACAAACTCGCTTTCCGGCTGTTCCACCTCCTGGAAGGTGCGGTAAGGCGCCAGGGTTACGATGGGGCGGACTGCCTTGTTTTCCACGAAGCTGACACCCTTGCGCACCTGCACCGTCTGCGTGATGCCGTTGTCGTCGCTCTTGACGCTCTGGTCAAAGCTCATGTGCGAGAGCAGGTCGAGGATGTAATCCACGTCGTTCTTCTCACCCTCGGGCGCCCGCTGGAACATGGAGCGGAGCTTGATCATCGCTTCGTCGAAGTTCCAACGTACATCCTCCACCAGCGGCGGGAGGTCGCTGGCCGTTGCGTGGTAGGGCTGCCAGCGGTGCAGCTCGTCCTTGGGGTTCGGCGTGGTGAAAACCTCCACGCCACTGTAGGTATTGCAGGAAACGTAGAGCGGAGGGTTCTCGGTCTGGCTGTCCACCTCGTTCTTGATAAGCGCCACCAGTGCGTTCAGGCTGCGGGTGTTGACCTTCTCCGGCTTGGGAATCTCAGGAGGCTCGACCTCCGTGTAGTCGCTGCCGGTCACCAGGAAGGTGCGGCCATTGACGTCGTGGAAGGTAGGCGCTGCGGCCTTCTTGCCCAGCTCGGCGAGGGTGTTGATTGCGTCCGCGAGGAAGCTGTTCTTGATCTCCATTTTGTAGTCCTTTCTTTACGCAGTGTGAATGTCGGCGAACTTGAGAACCTTGCGCTCCGGGGCCTCGCCACCGTAGGTGTCGAACTGGCCGGGAATCTGCGGGGTAAGCTCCACTGCTACGGTGTGCCCGCCCTCCTGGCCGACCGCCAGGGCGGTCTTGACCGGGTGGAGGGCTGCCAGGGTGCTGGATGCGGTGGCGCTCACCTCGACGTGCTGGCGCTCTTCGTCAGGCTCCAGGGTGATCTTCACCGTAATGGTGCGCTTGGCGGTGGCCTTGGTGTTCGGGTCGCTGATGTTCTGAATCACGCGGCCCATCTCGTAGTCCAGGCGCTCCTTGATGGCGCCGTTGGCCATGTCAATCAGGCTGCTTGCTTTGGTATGTTCCATGTCGTGCCTCCTTTGGCTTTGTGGGTGGATGTTCGGGCAGGTGCTGCGGCCTCACCTTCTTTCGTGGGTGTAGTCCAGCAGGCGGCGAAGGGCCAGGCCGAGGTTATAACCCAGGCGGTCGAGCCGTCCGGCCTGGTCGAGAGCCAGGAAAATCCAAGCTGCAAGCACCAGCACTTCGTAAACCAGAACCCCGGTATAGAGCGGGGCGCGCGCTGCGGCCTGGCCTGCGGTGCAGCCGAACTTCATCAAAAGCCTTTCCATTTCCTTCGTTGCCTCCTGTTAGTTTCTCGTATCAGCAGTGTTGAAAGCCTGGGGAAAAGTGTGGAAAAATCACCTCTTTTCGGGCGTTTCCCGTGTCCGGGGTTTCTCGCTCACAGCCGCCAGAGTTTGGTAGGCTGGGGCGGTGTTTACGGTGTACGGCACCCGGACGCCCGCCGTTGTGCTGCGGGTTGTGCCGTCCGGGAAGTGGTTCGTGATCTTCATGCGGATCACCTCACCCTGCCCGCTCGGTGATGCTGCGCTGGGTAGCCATGCCCAGCATCACGCCGTTCAAGACCAGCTGCTCTTCCCGGGTCGCGCTCTTGAAGGCCGCGACCACTGCCGCGATCTCGGCGGCGCTGGGGGCGTTGTTCTTCTCTGCGGTGTTGTTCTTCATGTTGCTGGTTCACCTCCGTGTAGTTTCTATAACCGAAGTCTTGAGTTTCGGTTACGCAAGTATAATACTTCGATTATCGAAAAAAGTCAAGTAGAAAAATCGCTTTTAGACTTGAATTGTCGAAATTTTGTGGTAATATAGTAACCACAAGAAAGGAGGTGATTTGAATGACCGAAAATGAACGTGTAAAGGCCGTGCGCCAGGCGCTGGGGCTAAGCCAGCAGGAATTTGGTTCCAGAATTGGAATTAAAATCTCCGCTATGTCGTACCTTGAAAGCGGGAAAAGCCGCTTGACGGAATCAAACGCGATTCTGATCTGCAAGGAGTTCAATGTCAGCCGTGAATGGCTGCTGAATGGCACCGGGGAGATGTTCCTGCCGGAAAGTTCCGGCGCTGTGGATGCCCTGGCTGCGCAGTACGATCTGACGCCGTTGGAGCGGGGCATGGTAGAAAATTACTGCAAGCTGTCAAAAGCCCAGCGGCAGGCGTTCTGGGATGTGATGCAAAAAATTGTTGGTTCTTCTGCGCAATCCGGAAGCGCAGAGGCCTCTCCGCCTGGTTCCGGGGTAGCGGCTGCCGAGGCCGCCCACGAAAAGAACTTTGGTACTGCATCCGGCACCCCAGATGCCGAAGCTACGAGTATGCACGAAGACACCGGGTAAAATGAAAAAAGACCACGCCCCGGTTGGGGTGTGGTCTTTGGTGGTAAATAGAAAGGAGGCTTTATTGTGGGCGTTCGTGCAAGAAAATCTTTTAAGGCTGGCCCCGCCCGGGTGACGTTCAGCAAGTCGGGCGTATCAACCAGCGTTGGAGTGAAGGGCGTTCGTGTTGGCAAAATGGCAAACGGAAAAACCCGGACGACCCTCTCGGTTCCTGGTACTGGTATCAGCTATGTGTCCGAGAGCGGAAAATCTGGCGAGGACGATTTTGAAATTGAAGATCGTCCAAATAACAAAACATCTCCCGTAGGTACTTGTATTTTTGGGATTTTGGTTTTTGTTTGCGGAGCCTTGTTTTTAATTATATCCATGATCTATCCGCTTTGCCTGATCGTTGCGATTCCTTTTCTCGTGGGCGGCTTTAAGCTAATTCGCCACCCGAAGAAATACTCTGCAAAGTGGAACAAATTTTTTGGCTATGAGGAAGATAGCCAGTAAATAAAAAAGCGCCGACCCTCTGGAAAGGGTCAGCGCTGGGGCCAGTGCTACAACATAAAAAGGTGAGGTGGCCGCTTCCTGCTGGAACAGGGGGCTGCGCCACAAAGCACAGGCAGTTGGCATGGAACCGACTGCCTTTATTGTAGCACGTCGCCCTGAATTTGAAAAGGGGTGATTTTATGCGCGATATGGATTCCGCCCGCCTGCGGGTGGTGTGCTATGTCCGCGTCAGCACGAGAGAGCAGGCCGAAAAAGGCTATTCTGTCAGCGAGCAGCAGGAGCGCCTGAAGGCGTACTGTCTGGCGAAGGACTGGGTGGTTGCCCAGGTCATCACCGACCCGGGCTTCTCCGGGGCAAAGCTGGAACGTCCGGGTATGCAGCAGCTGATCTCCCTTGTGCAGGCGAAAAAGTGCGACGCCGTTTTGGTCTGGAAGCTGGATAGGCTGTCCCGCTCCCAAAAGGATACCCTGTATCTGATCGAGGACGTGTTCCTGAAAAACGGCTGCGCCTTTGTTTCCATGAACGAAAACTTTGATACATCCACGGCGTTTGGCCGGGCTATGATCGGCATCCTGTCGGTGTTCGCCCAACTGGAACGTGAACAGATCCGGGAGCGCATGGCGGTTGGCCGTGTCGGTCGGGCAAAGGCCGGCCTCTTCCATGGCGGCGGCTTTGCTCCCATCGGCTACGACTACAAGACCATTGCCGAGGGCGGCGCTGGGCTTGTGGTGAACGAGTACGAGGCCATGCAGGTGCGGGAGGTGTTCTCTCTGTACCTCCAAGGGTGGCCGGTGAACCGCATCCGCAAGTACATGGCTGCCCACTACACCACCAAGGACGGCGACTGGGGGTCTGATACCACGGTGCGAGACGTCCTGAAGAATCCGCTGTATACCGGGAAGATAAACTGGGCGAAAAAGGTGTACGATGGTCAGCATGAACCGCTGATCTCGCAGGAAACCTTTGACGCTGCCGCTGCCCGGCTTGCCACCTCAAGCTGGAAGCGTACCTGTTCGGATGGTATGGAGCGGAATTCTCCGTTCAAATCCACGCACCTGCTAGGCGGCATTATTTGGTGCGCCCGCTGCGGCGCCCGGTACTTTGCCAGCGGCAATTACTCGGGCAGGGGCGAGAATAAGCGCTACTGGCCATACTACGTTTGTTACTCTCGGGCAAAATCCGCAAAGCACATGATCCGCGACCCAAACTGCCGGAATGACCGCTGGGCGGTGGCAAAGCTGGACGCTATTATAGAGGGCGAGATTCGGAAGCTGGCGTTTGACCCGGCGGCGCTTGAGCTGGCGGTGTCCGGGCCGCAGCAGGACGAAGATGTAGCCCAGCGCCGGGCTGCGCTGCAACAGCGCCTGAACGATCTGCGGGCGCAGATGGGGCGTGTTCTGGACTTGTACCAGATGGGCGGTTCACTGCCTGCCTCTATGGTCGGAGACCGCGTGGCAAAGCTCCAGGCTGAAATTGACGGCGTGGAAGCCGCCCTGGCGGAGGCCGTAGAGGAGCCGCCCGCTCGGCGCATGGATGCTGCCCGGACTGCTTTGGTCGGGGCAGAGGACGTTCTGGACAACGGTACTCTGGACGAAAGGCGGGAGCTTGTCCATAGCCTTATCCGCCGTATAGATCTGGACGGGGAAAATATTGATATACATTGGAGCTTTTCACCTGAGGCGTAGTAGGTGGTATATATGGAAAAATTGCATTTCAAAGTATCGTCGCCTGAGAGCTTTATTAAACTGGCCTGTACGATGCTTTTTGAAAAAACCGATGAGCATAAAGAATGGGGTTCCGTATGGAATGAAGCGTTTGCGGGAATCCAAGGTGAAGAATTATTTTTGAAATTCACGGAGGAGCTTTTTCCTGCAGGCTGCACAATAGGAGAAAACGAGTTAAACAAAATTATGGCTCGGGCGGTGAACTTCGTAAAAAATGACCCACTATGCATTGACGCAAAGAATTCCTATGACAAAAAGCGGTTTCCGTATTGGGTATATTTTATCCCGGAACGCAAGCTGTTTGTATGTGAATTTGCTGGACATGAAGAAGCCATCATCCGGGCGCTTGCGTTGTTTTTCGGAAAGTCGGTAATTGACTACAATTTGCAGACATTGCAAAAATTTATAGTAAACTCTTTTGAGATACGATCCAGTAGATCGTCGGTGAGTTCAATCGCAGAGGATGTGCAATACATTCAAGAATCGGCTTTCATTAGGAGTATTGGAGCGTACAAAGAATAAAAGCACAAAGGCCGTCCGTACTGGGCGGCCTTTGTGCTTAGATTGCGGAATCGCTGAATTTACGCGCACTTTTCGCTGACTTTTCGCAAATCGCGCGAATAACGCGATTTTGTTGACGCCGACAAAATCGGCAGGTTATTTGTCTACTCTGATATAACTACTGCAAACCTCCACATGTACAGGTCATGGAAAATCCCCCTTTCCTCCCAAAAGGGCTGTGGCTGGTTAGTAGTTGCTTTTTATGATAGTAAGGGGCGGCAGCACTTTAGGCTGTCGCTCCTTGACTGCCTAACTGCAAAACCGGGCGGGGCTGTCAACGGCGGGCGAAGCCCGTTCATCTTGACCGTTGACTGGCTCGGCCAGGTTTGCTATTTATCCGGCAAACTTGAATTTATTTTAAGCTATCACGTTTTACCTTTTTAAGCCTTACTATCATTACCATAGGAATTTCTTTGTTGTTTTTGAAACATTCTTCATAAAATCCATCAATGACAAATCCAGCTCTAAAACAAAGGTTAA